ACTGTAAGTTCTGCTGTACCTGAACCTGCTGTCACTGCAATTTTAATTGCTGAAACAGGGAATGCATAGTTACCATCAGCATTTGCTGATAGAGATGCAATCGTTGGGTGATTATACCAAGTTGTCACACCACTTGAAGACCATACTGGATCAAATGAATGTTGTACAGTATATGTCACAGTGCCAGTTACTTTTACACCAAAACCAACATTAAATGGAGTTGAATCCAAATTCATTGGGATGGTTGAACTAGAACCTACGCCTGTTTGTGATACTATTTGCTGTCTCATATTCTGCTCCGATAAGAAGAGGCGGGTTGCCCCGCCATCTTAATTAGTTATTTGTGTAACCAGAACCGTAAGCAATGATAGAACCATCAATGTTACGTGCAGTATATTCAACAGAAATTGTACCAGCTAAAGTACCAGTAATTGCTGTTCTAGCCCATGTAAATGTTAAAGTTACATCAGATGTACCTACATTAGCTAATAATGCTGCAGCTGCTTCAGTTGCTGCTGGAGTAAATGAAACTACACCGCCAGTTGTGTTAGCTGTGATAGTACCGATAGTAGTAGCGCCGATTGCAACAGTGATAACACCAGCTGTTAAAGCTGAAGGAGCTGTTGTTTCAAATAATTTGATATTTGAGATAATTGAACCAGCTGGAACAACTACGTTAGTTGCTGTTGTTGATTGAACACCAATACCGTATGTAGTTACAGTTGCGTTAGCTGCTACGCTTGAGAATTGAACTTCTTGTGAAACTTGTGAAGCGCCAGTGTTGTCTGGAGCGATTGTACCGTCGTTTGTTGGGTTATTTCTTTTAAAAATACGAATCGGCGTGGTAAATGTTGATGACATGACTGTTTTCCTTGTCTTAGTGGTTTTCCCAACCTGTCTCTAAGTCGTCTATCGGGAAGTGTCGATAGTCAGAAAGGGAAATTCTTCCTATCCCTACTAATGCATAATATTTAGTTCTTTCGCCCTAAAAAGCAAAAAAGCCAGCATATAGCTGGCTTTTTTGTTTACTGCGTTTTGAGTCTTATAGACCTGATGTACCGTAAATGTTACGAGCATCATGCCAACCTGTAGCATAACGTTCTGTAGCTTTATAGCGCATAGAATCAGTTTCGAAGTCGCCTTCCATAGATTTCTCCATTGGACGACGCATTACTAACATGAGACCATTTTCAGCGTCTGTTTGTACCCACCAAGCTTTAGAAGAGCTTAAACGAGTCACAACGTGTGTACCTTTTGGTAACATACCTGTTGACTTGATTGGGTTCAAATCGTTGTCTGCAGTACCTGAACGTAAAACTGACTTAAGAATAACTTCAGCTTGGAATTCAAGTGCTGGTGGAACAACTAATTGTTCTGCTTTTAATCTAATACGTTTGCCGTTGTTGTCAACTGCTGAACGGATTTGGATTAACATTTGCTCAACTGATGTTTGTGATAACGCAGCTGCAGTTGATAATTGGTTAGAGTAAGATCCACCATTAGCAATTGGGTGTGCTGTGTTAATTAAAGTTACACCGTCACCACCTACGTAACCTGCTGTGAAAGCAAAGTTAAGTAAGTTAGCGCATAATGTTTCTTTAGTTTCAATCATTGATTGAGCTAAGTGTTTAGCAAATGTAGAACCGATACGGATATGATCACCGTCTTCCATCAAAACTTTAGTTAAAGCATATGCTAAACCATAGATTTGGTAGATAAAACGTGTGATATATAATGTACCGCCTTGGTCGTAGCTTACTGGAGTGCCGTCAGGCATTGCAGGAGCTGCGTTCATACCGAAGAGCATTACTTCTTCATGGTAGTTACGTGGAATACCTTGGATTTGTTCTACAAAACCTTTCCACTCATCATCGCGTTGTTCATAAACGCCATCAAAGACTTCGTTGATAATCGGTTCGACTACCGCACGAAAGTCCGTACTTCTCATTGGGGTTGCCATCTAAGAGTTCCTTTCGTTACGTTACACTGACACTGAAGCGGCAGCGAACTGGTTATTAGAAATTTGTACTTGAACGATTGTGTAAGCATCACCCCATTGATTTGTGTTACCTGCTGGGAATGCTACTTCACGACCTAATCCAACTACACGCACTTGACCTTGATTACCTGTGCCTACTGGTGTTGCTAATAAAGCTGTAGTAGAGAAACCAGCGCCACCATTACCGATAGCAATGCCATCAGCTACTGTGTAACCAGTTGAAGTATCAAAGTTGTATTCAGTACCAATAGCGTTAGCTGTTGCTGAACCGTGTACTTGAGCTTCATAAACTAATGCTGGGTCAGCGAAGATCCAGAATACGATGTTTGTTGAAGCATCAAGTGTTAATTTTGATGCATATTTTGCTACTGAACGACGACCGTCTGAGTTTGTGTACTCTACGCCGTCGAACACGCCGTATACCTTACCGCTTGCAGCAGTTTGGTTAGCGATTGTTAATTGACCTGTTGTTGTGATCGCTACAGGTTGGTACTGGAAAAATGATTGACCAGTAGTTAAGCTGTAAGGAGCAGTGTATGTAGTACCAGGGACATATGTGTTAGTACCAACGAATGGTACAGCACGATCAAGTCCGCTAGGATGATACGCTGGCTTCAGGCCAAAGGGTTGAAATGTTGCTGACATATTTGTCTTTCCTTTGTGATTGAAGATTGTTATTGAAATCGAATATTTTTATTATTCGCTTTTGCGGTTTCTTTTTCCATTTCCAATAAGCCGCCTTCAAGAACTGATCTGCCACCTTTTCTATTGTCCGCAGCATCACGAACTTGCGCTGTGATGTTACGTTGATGTTCGAGGGGATCCTCAAGGTGAAGCATTCTCATAACTTCTTGGTAAACGTCTTCTGGTAATTTAAAAAGAACCATTTCATTACAACTAATACAGCCTTCAAACTTGCCTGAGCTCATCTTGCCTAGTCCTTCAAAGCCTTTACCTAATTCACCGGCTTTAACTGGCTCATAACCCAATGCCATACGTTTGTCGATACTGTCATATGTATTGGTTGTTGATAACCAACACAAGTGAAATCCCGGAATAACATCTTTCGGGAGATCTGGGAGTGCACTATTTGCCCATTTGTCTCTAAACGCTTCAAGGCGTTCACGACGTGCGATATCGTTCGGATCAGCAATTGTTGCTCTATCCATAACTTCTTGTGCTCGATCGGCCATGCGATCGTCTAAATCTCTTTTAATTCTAGTATTTGCCATGATAATTATCCTTTGTTAGCGCGATCATACGAAGCGTATGCGCGGATCATTTTATTTCGTTTATCTGTATCATCCCATGCCCCAGCATCTTTAATTGCTTGGACTCGTTCACGTGATAACGTGATCGTGTTAGGTTTTGCTGATGATGTATTTGACACCCTGCTTGATGCAGTCGGCCCACCACGTTTTGGTGTGGATTGTGATTTTCCACTTGCTGTATAGCGGTGTGGTAATCGTGCCGATAATCGGTTGTCAAGTTCATCCCAGTACTCAGGATCTGATGGATCCCAACCTTCGGATGCTAGATCTTGATCTATTACCTTGGCAATTCTACTATCTGTATCTCGTGCTTCTGGATCGTACCAAGAATTTCTTTTTAACCATCTAGTCGCATTTTGTTGTACCTCAGATGAAACTGGATTCGGTACATTTTGCGCTACTGGTTTTTGTGTAGTTTCCAGTTGCTGTTTTTTAAAGTGTTGCAAATGTTGCAATTTTTGTTTTGCATCAGTCAATTGATCTAAATAGTCAATTTGAGCTGCAGGATCATTAGCTTGAGCTGATTGCAACATCTTCATCTTCAAATATTCGACTCTTGTTGCTTCATCTTCGATAGTTTTATCGAGTTGAGCTAGTCTGAATGATGATTGATTGTTCTCAATCTGAGCTAAACGTTGAGCTAACTCTTCATTTCGCTTTTCAAGCGTTGTAATTTTGTTTCTTGCTGAAGCTTCACGTTGTTTTTGGAGCTCTTTTTTAAGTTTTCGCTCTTCACGACGTGCTTCGCGGATTCTTTCGCGATCTTCATCAGATTTATCATAAGATTCTTCGTCAGAATCGTCTTTTTCGTCGTCTAAGTCGTCTTTTTCATCTTCATGATCGGAATTTGCTTCGACTTCGCCGCCTTTTTTCAGTTCTTTTTCGTCTTCATCACCAAAATCTTCTGGTGAATTTTCAACTTTGGCTAGAATGGAGCCATCTTCTTGTTCCTTAATAGGAATATCTACTTCATTTTCTTTTTCTGCCATATTTTTCTCCAAAATATATTAATTAATCAACAAACGCTTTCATTTTCTGCGCATGAGCAAAGCTTTTAATGCGAGAAATGATTTCACGAGCCTGTAATGTGATGAATACTACTGGAGCACCATCATCACCAGCATCCACAGTGAAGCGATCACCACCATACTTGATAGTTCTCACTAAGTCACCCTCTTTACACCACGCGCCTTCCGGCCAAGCTTCAAGAGTAAATGGATCCTTGTACGCCAAAGGTCCAATTTGGACTACCTTAGCTACAGTCTCATTAAACTTAATCGTTTGTTTCGTTTCGTCTACCAAGATAATCCCACCCTTGCTGGTTAACTTTTCTCGTCTTAATTGGACAAGTACTCGATCACCTGCAACTTCAATACCAGGATCTATCTCTGGAAAACATTCTTGTTCCGAACGTAAGTCCGGTTCATCTTTTGTGACAATATCAAATGCTGCCATCCGGCAACCTCCCTTCAACTTTACAGTTTAGTTATTGTTATTTTCGTCATCTTCGGTCATGAGATTCTCAAGCATATTTAAAGCTGCTTGTAAACCTTGATGATTACCAACTAATCGTTGATAACTCTCAATGTTAATTGCATGACCTGCGGTTAACGCTTCCGCAATTCTTTGTTGCTCAGCCTTGATCAGGCCGATAAGTTCTGTGACAATATCTTTCATTGCATATCTCCCTTGCAATTACTAATGCATCAAATAGGGCTTTTCCGCCCTATTTATTAATAGAAGTTACCGCCGTCGAGTTCGTTAAGGTTTTTGCCTGGACCAATTGGCTTAGCATTTTTAAGTTTAGCTTGAGCTGCGCCGATCTTCCAATTGCCATCTCTGTGTGAGCCTGATGCGCCTGTATCAACTGGAGCATCTGGACCACCAGCATAGCCTGGCTTGCCTGTCATTTTATAAGCTTTACGAAAGCCTAATTCTTTTTCTAAAGACATGATATTTCCTATGTGGTTGGTTGTTGGGGTTCTTGAGGTGCTGCAGGTTGTTGCGCCTGTTGCATTTGTTGCTGTTGCATTGCAGAATTGTGATCAATCTGCTGTTTTGCTAAGTCGACAATATATTGTCTTCTTTGCTGATCCACTTGTGCGGCTTGTTGAGCAGCTTGTTGTGCCATCTGAGCTTGATGGTTAAATACTTGCTGTTCAATTTCTAAGCCATGTTGGCGGATATCTTGTTGAGCTTCATGAGAAGCCATCAATGCTGTTTGCTCTTGTTCATGTTGCATTGCCATTTCATCAGCAGTTAACTGCGCATGTGCGTTGATAGCTGCTACGCGCTCGCGTGATGAATTGTTAATGTCTGCCAAGGCAATCTGTGTAGCATTCTTTTGTGAATCAATCGTAGATTGAGTTTGGTACTTAGCTTGAAGTTCTGCCATCTGTTGTTGTAACTTAGCCACTTCAAGTTGATAGTTCTGTTTATCTTGACCCATTTCAAGTTGCATCTTAGCTTGAGCTTCTGCTGCCTTACGTTGAGTCTCAGCCATTTGTGTTTTGAGAATAACTTGAGCTGTTGGATCGTTAGCTGCCATTTGTTGCTGTTGTGCTTGTTGCATTTGTTGTACTTTTTGTGCCAAGCCAACAATTTGTTGTGAGTACTGTTGCATTAATGCTTGTGAATCTTGATCTACTAATTCAGAAGCGACTGCTAAAGCTTGTTGTGCTTCCAAGTCAATTGGTTTCTCTTCGTGCAAGCCAAATACATCTTTACCTCCCGCTGCTTGTGCAACATATGCACGCATTGATTGGAGATAATGTAATGTTAAGTGTTGCTTAATATGTTCTAGTGCCAATGGTGAGAATGTGGGTCCAATCACTGGGCTACCACCGTAGGCTGGATTGTTTGCATATTCTAAATGGATCTTGATATGAGATAAGTGATCTTGATCAGGATATGCTGCTGCAGGACGACCCATAGTCATCGCTACGTTTTCCAAAGCTGGATTTGCTTCTGCTGCACCTTGAGGATTTGGTAATACCTCATCAATCGCAGGAACTTTTAATTGTTTAAGTATGCGGTGATATGTTTCTCTTAAGTTAAACATACCTGGAGGTGCTGCGTGCGCCATTTGTAATAGCGCTTGGTTTTGTGCTAAGCGTTGTGTTTCAGAGAATATGTTAGGATCTGAAACTGGACGTACATCATTGTTGTATGCAAAGTCACGAACTTCGATCTCTTCACCACACTGATTGTCCATCTCATTGAGGTACCAATGATTGATTCGTGAGATGATCGCTAATGATTTAGCTTGTGATCTATGTAATCTTGCATGGATGCTTGAGAATACTTTAGCACCTTGTTCGATTAATGCTTGTGTTGTTCCAACCGGAGTATTTGAATTAACATCGCCAATTTTTTCTTCGGCTGTTGTAACTACACCTTTAGCTGCACTTGTTAACCATCCTAGTAAATTGAATAGTGTTGGTGATGGTGGATTGAATGGCATAGGCATTGCAATCTTACGAACATCATCCACACCTGGCGCACCTTCAATCTCTATTACTTGCGTTGGCTCAATCCTGTCACTTTGTCCGCCAATTCGTCCGCCTTTAAGCTTAAGCATAGTCTGACTGTTGTTAATATGTGCTGCGTCCAAGAGAGCACGTAAAGCGCCAGTAAGAGCGGCGCTAAGACCGCCAATAAGGTGAGGAAGGCCAATAGCGTAAGCACCACGCCATGGAATGAATTTAAATTCCACGTACCAGTCCAATTTTTCAAGTTTTTCATCGTTCGATTCCCAATTACGATAGAGACCTAATACTTTTTCGCTAGACTCATCGATCATTAAAATGTAAGGAGCACGTTTACCTTCTGTGATTGGATCATCATCCAAACGCATAAAGCAAGTGATTTCATAAACTCTACGTAAGCCGTCAATATTTTCAGAAGGCATAGATTTACCTTCGATCTTATTGTTAGCTTTTTCTGATTGTGTTTGCTCTGTGAGTGGAGCATCTGATGTCATGTTATAGTTTTCTATATCACGATAGATACCTTGCTCAATTCTTTGACGATATACATCTTCTGTAATATCTTGTACTTCTGTGACACGTTGTGCTGTGTAAAAATTAGTTGATGAGTATGGTAGATAAATATTATCTATCGGAACCCATTCGCATGTTGGACGTTTTTGTTCATTATCATAACGCCATTTGAGGAATTGTGATCCACCGAGTGGAAGTTGTGTGAGAAGTTGTTCCATCTCATCACGATACTCTTGTACTTGATCAGTAAGTTGCCAATTTAAGAATGATACTTTGCGATTAGCTGTATCTTCTTTAAGTGTGTCAGCATCTCCCTTGATGTTTGATCTTACAATACCGTCGGATGGTAATAGTTCTTTGGATGATGATGCAGCGAAGTCAACACATGACTCTGCCATAACTGGGTGGACGACTTTAGACGCGCCGTCAAAAGTGGCCCCGCCAGGCGCGTCCTTGCCTAAGCCAGTTCTACGTAAACCTTCTTCATATTGTTTATCGCGTTCTTTTCTGGATTCTTTATCGACATCAATGTAATCAAGGTATTCAATCGCGATACTTTGTAACGTACCATCGTCAAATACTTCTGCTAAGTTTTCATAAAACTCAGGGTCTTCTTGTGGACTTTTCTTTTCTTCCAAATTAACAATGACTGAACCATCATCAAGTTCAATGACTTCTTGTTCTATCTCTGCTTCATCTAAATCGAGAGCTTCAGCAATTGCTTCTGTTTGACGCTCTTCGTCTAAAGAATCTTTAACTAACTCTTCGTGATCGTCGAGTGCTGGAAGGTTGCCGCCTTGCTGAATTGGAATTGTGGGTTGTGCCATAAGTTATATCTGTATGATTAATTGATAGGTAACACCTAAGCATACTAATGCAAAGGATTTAAAATATCCGCCCTTATTGCGCATAGGGGTTGACAAACTTTTTCTGGTGGTCGTCTGCGTAAGAATAATCTCTTGGTGGGAGATAATCGAGTTGTATCCATCCTGAGTCGCGCAAGACTCGTAACGCTTGTGATAGTGAATCTACATAGTCATCATGACCGCCTGCTTCTGGGAACGAACACACCTGACGCAAGAAACGTTTCGCCCAGTCTGCAAATTCGCCAGGACGTTCTGGATCTTCCGGAATAAATACTTTACCTTTAGCGACCAGTGGTGCTACAATATTAAGACGCTGCACTTTATCAGCACGACCTGGATTGTATCCCCTGACCTCGATGCCTGATCCTTGTAATTCTTGGATGAGAGAAATACCTGCGGACTTATCTTCCATGAGAACAAGATCTGCTTTCCTTCCTTTTCCAAAATCATTATCTGCACCGTACACCACTTCTTTAAAGTCGTCAATCACTTTACGACGCAACTCTGGATAAGCTAAGTGTCCATCCCAAGCGTCGAGTAAGATCACAGCCGTGCCTGCGTCCTCTTGTTCAAAGATGCCCCAGATGGTACACGCGGTCGGATCGTTCATTGTCTTTTCTGATGTCGCCGGATCGTATGACGCGATCACGTATTCTAAATTAGGCGTTGGCTTCTTCGCCGGCCACATTCTAAATTGTTTACGCTTGATGATACCTGCCTGTTCAGGATCTAAGATCTCACCATAAATTTCTTGGCGACCGATGTCTGTACCATCGTACGTCTCTAATTGTTTGAAGAACGTTTGTGATAAATTCTCTTTGTTGTCGTACGATGACGCGTTGACGACATACACATCACCTCCCACCTTCCCTTCGTTCAAATCAACAATCAGTTCTTTTGGTTTAGGTGTGGTTGTGATGATCTGCTGCACGCGAGGTATTCTTGGATCTTTGAGTCGCAGAGTAAACTGGACACCGTCGTATGCATCATCTAAGTATTCAAACGCACACAATTCGTCAAACCAGGCACCGTGGAATTGTTTACCACGATAACGTTCTGGTTCGGATGCTGGGATGCCTTGGATGAGTGATCCATTGGTCAAGGTGATTTCAAAGAGTGATTTATTGTAGTCCTTGATGAGGGACGGAGGTATGATGTTAAGAAGTCCTGAGTCCCCTTCAAAACATGTTGCACGAATATCATTCGACGTTGGTGCTGTCACTAACCAACGCGTATTGTTAAACTTCCATGCACGAATACCAATCCAGTGTGATGCCGTGTGGGTCTTACCTGATCCCCGGCCTGCTAACATGAGGAAGGTATCATACTCGCCATCGTCTGGTTCACGTTGGTGTGGTAACGCTTGCATTTGCCAACGTACTTGCCATAGGGCAGCCTCAAGTTGTTGCTTTGGCCAGTGGCGGTTCTTTTCCGCGAACTGTTTTAATATGGCTTCTTGTTTTGCATTTAACATGCTTGTATGAATCCTTCACCAACTAAGATTGAATTATCATCGCCGTGTGTCTCGATATGAATACACATCTGCGGCTGAATGGGCTTGATGTCTTTTATGTAACGTCGACCGTAATGTACTTTGACCGGTGGCGAGATCTGATGTTCCATGATGCGCGACTTGGTCCTGAAGAAGATTGCGTAGTCTTTCTTGTAGTCATCTGACGTGACGCTCGACTTATTGCCAAGAGATTCAACGAGACCTTGGATTTGTTTGACCGTGCCATAGTGCTTCGATGAAAATCTAAACAGATCACGTGTGGTGGAATATTGTCTTGACTTAGAATACATGATGCCTGAGAGAAGATCAAGTCTTTCTTCGACCGAGCCTAATAGATAGCTGTCTGGTATTTCTCTTGGGACGTTGGGTGCCAGTTGTGATTCTATGGTGGGTAGAACAGTGAAGTACCGTTCACCATTGTCGCCGTGTTTGCCCTCGAAGATTTTGTAGCCCGCATCTTTAAACTTCTCATGGACATACTGAGATAGTCCTTTAGGCGGTAGCATTTTGTTTCTTGAGTTTCTATTGAAGAACCAGAAGCCAAAAATAAATGGAGGGATGGCTAAGTACTGGTGTGGGAATTCTATGGGTTGGGTGGTGGGGATAGAGAACGCAGATCTGTTCCTCTTGTCTTTAAGAGACTGATCTTTTAAATTGTCCACCTTGGTAAAACGGAGTGGTCGTCTGAATTTCTTTTGGATGCCCTTGTACTCATCCAAGCGCTTACGATATTTTCTATCTTCTATCAAAAAGCCTAGATGTTTGTCACCTGCTATAGTGAGGTAGTCGTCAAACATAATCTCATAGCAATCTTCTGAGAAGTATTGCTGGACTAATTTGATCTTGGTTAACTTACCATCCTTATTGAAAACATAATCACCCTCTTTTAATTTGGCGGCGGGTTTCCAATAGTCGTAGGTTAAAACTTTTTGTGTTGCTAATATAGCCATCTAAACTTAATCCTAAGTTTTAAAATTTGGTGCGAGCTACGACCTCAACCAGATGGACGCAATCGTTGTCTTAACTTACACCCTCGCACAGTGTAAGAGCACCTTATCTACTATGCACCACGACCAAGATAAGGTTTAGTTTCGTGGAATCTCAAAAACCCCGTTGGGTGCGCATTGTTAAGAGGCGTTCAGGGTGTTGTTTTTTGGTCTTCTTATTAGGTTGGAAGATTCAACCATCTCTTTCTACACAATGGTAGGTGAGCAATATTTAAAAAAAAAATAACCGCCAAGGTTGCGCTTGCTGTCGGATGGACCCATTGGTTGCTAAAGCTACCATCCTGGAGAGAGGCGTGGCGGTTATGTTATTGGCTTCTCCGACCCTACAACTTAACTACGGGATCCTTATGGGCTTCAGCCATTGACCATTTATTATATTACTTGTTCATTACGTACATAGTCACTTCAAAGCCAAAACGCATTTCTGTAGCTGCTGGAGTTGTCCACATAATATTTCTCCTAAAAAATATACACATCATTGTGTACATTTATACTAATGCGATATTTTTATACATATGGCTGAGTAAAACCATGAATTCTCCATAATACTAATGCAAACTTCGGGGCTTTTTGCCCGGAATTGGAAAAAATATAGTGTAAGTCCTTGATTCCATTAAGTTTGTCAGGGTACAAAAACGTTAAGTCATTGATTATAAAGACTTGTTACAATTCTGTTACAAAGTTGTGTCAGGGTACGACCTCTGTAACCCATTGATTATTAACAATTTGACAGGGTTGTACCAGTAGTTTGCACTTTTTTTACTTTTTTTAAAAAAAATAAAATAAAAAGATAGAGACAAAAGTGAAATTAAGGGGTACTACTAGTACTACTAGTACAAGTTGTTTAAAATCAATAACTTACAATGCTTAAAAAATAGGCAAATAAAATTCTAGTAACTACAAAAAATACCAAATTAATTAATAAAATCAAATACTTAACCTTACAAATAAGTCTTTTTTAAAAAAAAATTTTAGAAGTCGACTTTTCTATAAAACAAGGCGGTGTAAAAAAACTTGCTCTCTGTGGGGCCCCCGCGCCGCCTCCTTGTCAAGGGACCCAAAAGGGGTGATGGGGTTGACAGAAAGCCCCCCACGTAGTAAGCATGCTTATTGATTTGATTTGCCGGCGACGCGCCGCATTCGTAGTCAGCCGCATCACTACATCACCAGGACACTGCGACACCAGGACACCACACCACCAGGACATCAGTCCGGCTAAATGAGAATGAGTCTCATTCGCATTGAGGTAGCGCGCCGCATTAGCATACTATCACGCGCCGGTCAAGTAGCTAATAACCCTACTGCCAGTGTGGGTATTAGTATCGCTACCACATCAGCACACTGCCGTCAAGCCGTCCCGAATAACCCTACTGCCAGTGTGGTTATTAGGTAGCGAGCCCGATAGCAAGAAGCGTGCCAAGCTGATAGACATATCTACAACGCACCATAACGCACGATCATATTTTGAAGCCACGTTACCATTATGGGCGGGCAGATCGTGTGCCTATGTGGCTGGGAGGTGGGTTGGCGCACTGGATGCGTGCGCGAGAGACTAGGTGGGGAGGGCGCGACAAAGTGGTCAATTTGGGTGGGACTGCGCCCCCAAAAAAGTATTTGACACCAATTAAAAGATCAACGACAATGTCCTTGTTATAATTTATTTTAACCACCACGAAGGAGTAATAGCACCATGAATAAGAAAACAATGCCATACGCAGAGCTACTCAAAGAAGCAGTATCAAAGAAGGGCGTGCTCAGCTCATGCTACTCACGCTTCCACCGCTATAGTTTTGCCAATCAGATATGGGCATGGAGTCAATCATGCGAGATGAATATACCTCTCGCACCGATCGCTACACTCAAGCAATGGAACGCAATGGGTCGCAAGGTTAAGAAGGGAGCGAGTGCGATCTTCTTAAACATGCCAGTCATGATCGACGTTAAAGATCCAATCACAAAAGAAAAGACCGGCGAGGTGAAGCAGTTATTCATACCACGCAAGAATTGGTTTTTCTTATCTCAGACCGAAGGCGATGACTACGTGCAAGAAGAAAAGATCGCAGAGTGGGACAAAGACCTCGCATTAAAGAATCTCAACATCGATGAAGTGCCATTCACATTGGCTGACGGCAATTGTCAAGGCTATGCAGAAGGTCGTAGCATCGCTATCAATCCAGTCGCAGTGCTACCTCATAAGACACGCTTCCATGAGATCGCTCACATCGTGCTAGGTCACACCCTCGAGCACAAGATGGCTGACAGCGAGCTCACACCTCGAGACATCCGCGAGGTCGAAGCAGAGTCAGTGGCTTACATCCTATGCCAAGTGTTAGGGCTCAAAGGCGAAGAAGAGTCACGCGGTTACATCCAGTCATGGCTCAAAGATAAAGACATCGAGGATGCAAGCGCACGCAAGATCTTTTCAACCGTCGATAAGATATTGAAAAGCGGTCAGAACGAGAATACAATTTAATTTTAACCACCACGGAGAAAACTATGAAAACGAACCAAGAACGATTAAACTGGGATATGCAAGCTTTCGGCATGCCACGCGCCGAGCTTGATGAGATGATCAAAGACATGAGCCACGGCAACCCGCTCATGTTAGCGAGCGGTATGTTAAGCGATGCGCAAGAGCTTATCGGCGCAGAGCTCAATGAATTCAACAACGGATGGGTCGATGGCTTCACAGCCAACAAAGCCCGTCAATTGATGAATTGCGCTAAGGCAATCATCTTCGAGATGATGGACAAGGAGCGTGCATAATGGACTTCATCACATCACAACAGCAACCCATTGAGACAGCCGGATCACACCTTATTGGTGTGGTAGTGGCATCCTATGACATGCTAAAGACCGCATTCGGTGACGCGTGCGGTGGCGATGGCTACAAGACACAAGTCGAATGGGCTATCCAATTCGAAGACGGCACGATCGCAACCATTTACGATTGGAAAGAAGGCGACTGCTATCACGGCGAGGGTCAAGGCACGCACTTTAGCAAAGTCGAAGAGTGGCATATTGGCGGATTCAATGGCAAGGCAGAGCTCAGAGTGCTCGAGGTGCTCACTGGCATTAAAGACATGGTCGATGCCGGCACACCGCTCGAAGATATACCGCCAAGGATTTTTACCGAGAATCAAAAAGAAGAGCTAAGACAAAGACTCATCGATCTCGATGTACAGATCGAACAGCTCCAAGTCGAACGCGATAAATTAGAAGATGAATACTATTCAATGGAAGGAGAATCAACATATGTCTAAACAAGACTTAATCGAGTACACAACCGAGCACTTCGGAAAAGCGCAATCACTCGAGCTACACTTAAGCGCTAATTTTTATCCACCATTGCCAAGCTACGTTAAAAAGATATTTGTCGATGCATTCAATTTATATTGGAGTGGCATGACTGATATCAACGGGCTACAAAAAGAATTATCACGCGTGTACAAAGGCACGCTTGATCAATACGGCTTCTACAATTATCTCAACGAAGATGATCTTGTAGAGTATTAATTTTAACCACCACGGAGAAAACATTATGATCACAATTTTAGAGATGTACAAAGACCGCCTTCAAAAAGAGTTAGCGATCCAGTGTGTGAATGACACTGAGACAATTCTGCACGATCTTGATTGGTGGGGAGGTTTAGATCTTCCGGAGGGCTACGCGTTCGATTTCAATGTTTATGAAGTCGATGATAAATTGAAAGCTGTCGCATATTTCTGCGATCAGCGAGATGATCTCGGCGTGCCTTCATCATCCTATTCACACAGCATCGATCTCGAAGTGCCACAATTTTTGGTGGATCAATACCAATTAAGAAAAGCATCGAGCGAAGATAAAAGACTAAGCATCGTCGCATGGAGCGTCGTAGTCGAATGGTCAGACGGCACGAAGCAAGAGCTTATGGATGTACCAAGCCATATCAGCCAAGACATTGACGAATGGCTCACACAAGTGGAGGACGAAGAAAATGAGTAATTTAAAAAAGTACAAAGCACGCATTTTTTATAACATGTTCGAAGACGTTGAGCTTGAAGCTGAAAACTATGATGAAGCGAGATCGAAGGCATTCGAGCTTGGCGGTACTGGTACAACTCACACGAGCTATGACTTCATGGAAGTGAATGAGGTGACATCATGAGCACCAATAAACAACTCGAAGTACTAGCAAAGCTCGGGCTTGATATCATGGACGAAGAGCCACAGCTCACACTCCACAGCATCAAGCAACACGCTTCAACACTAGGATATGACTTTTCAGACGAAGACTGTCATTATATTATCAACACATCATACACTGGCGAATCAGTCGAACACGCCGTGGATGATTTTTTAAGAGCATTCGAGGGATAATCATGAGCTTACTACAAGAGATGGAAACACACGGGCTAGCTGACTGCGAATTCAATCGCAAGCTTCTAGCGGAAGAGTACGAAGTGCAAGAGTGGACACTCTGCGACGGATGGACTAATACATGGTCAACGTACGATGATGAAGGCAATCAAGTACCAAGTACTTTTACATCGTTCGAAGGCGCACAAGCTGAGCTTAATGACTTCTTTTATCAATGCGAAGAAGCCGTTGCAGATGGCAACATGGAAGACGTTCCGGATCGTGAAGACTTTCGCATCGTGAAAGTCGCGTGATGGAGCAACTCTTATTTTTTATTTTTGTTATTTTTTACATTTTACTTTGCAACCATATATAAAGGATCGTTATGAATATATTAAACAAATCGAAGTACTTAAAAGGCAAAGAGCTCAGAAAGGTTACTGAGCTCAATGCACACATGCACAAAGCTGAATCGATGGACAAGCTCGCTTGGATCGTGATCGCTATTTGCATCTTCTTATTTGTTATCTTTGGAGGGTACTAAAATGATCAATTTAGAACTCTCATGGGATCAGACTGAAAAGATCGTCGCAGAAGCCCTTAAAGAGTCCATACGGCTCGAATTAAGGTTCGAAGATGATCCAGTAAGGGTCGATGCCTATAAACTCGTCCTAAGTGATTATATGCTCGCTAAAGACTTCCAAAAATTCATGCATGATCTCGCTAAAAAAGAATCCAAGTACAATGCAAAAAGACTTGCAGAAGCTGGTAACGGATTATAAAAGCATGCTATAATCTAATTTTAAACTTAAATAGAAAGGTAACCACCATATGAAAACATTAAAAATCGTTGATGAGTTAGGCATCGTAAACACTCAACTCAAAGCCCTCGAAGAGACAGCTCGTAAGCTCAAACAAGAGCTCATAGCTCGTGGCATTGGTATATACCAAGGCAAAGATTATTTTGTCGAGGTACAGCACTACGATAAAGAAGTCATCTCTCCAAAGCTCGTACGTGAGCTTGCAGACGAAGACTTCGTTAAAGATGTAACACAGATCCAATCTGTCGACGCCGTCGTCGTAAAACCATTATCAATTTAAGGGGAGTCGTGGAGGGCGGAGCAATCTGCCCGAAGCGATTTTTAACTATGAGTAAATTTTCAGTACAACGCCGTTATGTCATCACGGATCTATTTGAAGAACCCATCCGCGCATTCTTTACCAAAGACGAAGCTCTTCCATACCTCACACCACAGACAAAACTTATCGTACTACCTAAGCAACTATCCGGTTATAAACTAGCAGTCACACTTGTGAAAGGAGATCCACCATTTTGAGTGATACCACAGACACACTGACAGAGTACTTGCAGTCACTTTACGGCATCGACATATTGCCATTGAGTGAAGAGCACGAGCTCGCAAAAAGAATCGCCACAGGCGATCAAGAAGCCTTAGAAAAGCTCGTGAAGCATAACCTTCGATTCGTGGTCTACGTCGTGCGCAAGATGACGGCGTGGGGATACGGCAAGATGCCCGTCGAGGATCTTCTAGCGATGGGTAACGAGCAACTACTTATCGCCGGACGTCGATGGACGCCAACGAATAACGCACGCTTTGCGACCTATGCTCGATCATTCATCGAGAAAGGCGTACGCCGTGAGCTTGATAACACCGCTAACATCATAAGACTGCCGGTCAACATCATGGAAGCGATCAAGAAGATGAACTACACCGAGAAGACACTATTGCAGAAGCTCGGACGTAAACCACGCGAATCAGAGCTAGCAACTGAGCTTGGCGTTGAAGAAGAACGCGTGCGCCAATTGCAGAGCTATCTATCGAGAGAGCCGGTGTCACTCGACCATATCAACGACGAAAAATTTTTGGAGGAACAAGATGAGTAAAAAATTTAAATTAAAAAATAGATCGATTGGGGTGGCGCAACCTAAATTTTCTGGGAAAAATGAATCGATTGGGGAGTCATTATCAAAAAATTTGGGTAAACCAGCCTCATTATTTGTGGCAACTCCAATGTATGGTGGTCAGTGTACGGGACATCATGCGGTAGGTCTGGCACAAATTGTCACGATGTCATTTCAGAAGAATTTAAGAGTCTTCTATTCATTCATGATGAACGAATCACTTATTACCAGAGCACGAGATTCTTTAGCGCACGATTTTATAAAGTCTGACTACACGCACCTATTATTCTTAGATGCTGATATTGGGTTCAATGCGTTTGATATTCCTGCCATGATCGAAGCTGATAAGGACATCATATGTGGATTGTATCCAAAGAAAGAGATCAACTGGCTCAAAGTTAAAAAAGCAATCGACAGGGGTGTCGTTGGCAAAGATTTGGAACGATACACGGGAGAGTTTGTGGTTCGTCTGGTTAATGCAGAACATACCACAGGATTGATGAACGAGCCTTTGGAAATAGAATGCGGTGGCACTGGATTTATGTTAATCCATCGCCGAGTATTTGAGGGACTACTTGACAAGGTGCCAACATATACCAGCGACATGTACATCGCAACTGATACGATTCGTGAGAAGAAGATCATACATCAATTCTTTGATACATCGATCTGCCCTAAGACCAACAATTTACTATCAGAAGATTATCATTTCTGTGCACTGGCACGTGAGCATGGCTTTAAAATATTCGCAGCACCCTGGGCTAAGCTAACACATACAGGGGCATATACATTTAACGGGGAGATAGTAGAATGAGTGACAAGTTAAGATCCGCGGTTGAAAAAGAACTGCAAGCAAAGAAAGGAACTGCATACCCAACTGAAATACTGGCAACGAATGGTGAGATGCAGAAGATTGAATTCCACGATGACGATGGCAATTTTATTATCGAGGCAATCTGGGATTCGAGAGACACGCATACAACTGAGAACTACGATGCGTTTAGAAAGTGGGCTTATAACATTATGCGAGACAAAGGATACAAAGTTATCCTATCTGAAAATAGACGATTAAGACTTTTATAAAATCAAGGATAATAAAATGAAAGAAAAGACACAATGGAAGGTTGCAGTATGGTTTATGATAGTGTTTTGGACGTACTTCGCTTTAAGGATAATTTTACCCTTTGTAAGTCCTTGATTTATAACACATTGTCACAGTAGTACTAGTAGTACTAGTAAAAATGACTTTTGTCTCTATCTTTTATTTTTATTTTTTTTTAAAAAAAAGAAAAAAAGTGTAAACTACTGGTACTACTATGACAAAGTGTTTAAAATCAATGGGTTACAGAGGTCGTACCCTGACACAAAATTGTTTCTAAATTGTAACAATCTTTTAAAATCAAGGACTTAGCTAAAAACGTACCCTGACAAAGTGTTTAAAATCAATGACTTATGATACTTTTGTGCTTAAATATTAATCAGATGTAAAGGTAAATTATGAAGAACTTCAAACTTATTGGCATACTGACAGACGTCCAAGCTGTCAAGAAAGAGATCGAGGACCATAACATATGGTGGAACTGGATGTCAGTCCGCAAAAAAGGATTCTCATCCCGCCATATATACGTCAATGACATCGTGCTACGATTCCAATCACTCGTACTGGAAGACCAACCCAAGACCAATATGAATGATGGCTTAGAGTGTGTGAACTACTTTGTACAGGTCAAATTCCCAAAGACCATGGAGCTAGTAAAAAAATTGGCAGCCGGAAAGACCCTAGGCAGAATTATGATCGCATCCTTAGGCCCGAATGATACGATATCATCTCACGTTGACGAAGGCGCATACTGCCAGATCTATGATCGGTACCATATTGTCATACAGACCAATCCGCTTGTAAAATTCAAGTGCGAGGATGAAGAGGTACACATGGCCGAGGGGTCAATTTGGTGGTTTGATAATAAAAGAGTACACTCAGTAGAAAATCGTGGTAATATACCGCGAATACATATTATCTTGGATATTAAAAGGGGAGCATGATGGAACTAAGATGGATCGTCAGACACTACGGTGAGTTTAAAGACCAACCCATATTGCAGTATAGAACATCGCCCAAAGAAGAATGGCAAGATGTACCAACCACTATTGTGTCAATGAAATGAAACTACAAGCCGTCCTCGAAGGCATCATCGTTTTTTGTATCCTATGGTTCATAGGAGGAATTGTTAAATTTGCATGGAGTTTAATGTGAAACATAAATGGGTCAAGAGAGCAGAAGAATTATTTAAAGGTAGATGGATTGAGTTTAAACCACCATTTCCCAGCACTTTTGTATTTCCAGATTATGTTTATAAACAATGGAATCAAGATTTAATTGATAATTATGGGTGGACTAAGAAAGAACTCAAACAAGGTTGGAGGTATAAAAAATGAAAATCAAACAAATATCCACAGGAGACAATGACTCACTTGAAGATATAATGATAGCTATCATGAACCTTAAAACAGAAGATGGTAAATTAGTAGGCATGAGAGATTCTTATAAAGCCATTAAACAATTTATGGATTTATACTTATTAACTAGCAATCCTATGGGGAATATAAATGGATAACAAAACAAAAGAGTCACTTGAAATATTGCATGAAAGACTAGATCAATTAGAAAAAACTGTAGATCATACCGCAAAGGCATTAGAACAACACACAAGAGTTGGATATAAAACGTCGTCTAACTTTGTTTCAAACTTTGAAAGTTTATTTAAATGGCAGAAAGAAGTAGACGAGTCGATACATAGATTAGAACAAGACTATCATAGAAATGTTCGTGATTGGAGTCAAACGGTAAGTGAGCGAGCATCTAAAGATAAGTCTTTTGTTGATTGTTTAAGAGACGAACTTAAATATGAAATCATTAGAGAGTTTTTAAAAGAGACTATTGAAATATCAACCCAAGACATAAATATGTTAGAGTCTAATAAACAGTTAAAGGCATTTCAAAAAGAAGATTTAAGAATGAATTATAGAGTGCGTAATGCAAGTCAAGAGTTATTAGAATATGTAGGAGAAGATAAATGATCAGTCAGTGGGTGGCAGATGTTTGTGTATTAGGTCTTTTATTTACAGGACTTGCTGTGTGTTGGGCATTGCTATATGTACTATATAAATTAATAAAGGATCTAACAAAATGAAACAACATAAATGGCATAAAGAAATAGAAAATTTACAATATGAAATTGCTGAAATGGTATCAATGTTAAAAGGATGGAGTGAAGCATATCCAACAAGTATATTTCCTGAAATTACTCAAGATGATATTAATTTTATAAATTCAAACAACCCTAATTTATCTGCAAAGTTTTTTGCTCATGTAGGAAGACATTTTATTAAAAAAGGTTTTGAACCTTCCATTAAACTATTAGAAAAAATAGGAGAAAATTTAGATGACTAAACCTCACAAATGGCATAAAGAAATAAAAGCATGGGCTGATGGTGCAGAGATTGAGTATTGGAATGATGAAAGGGAAACATGGTCAAGTATATTTGTAGGAAGTCAACCAAGATGGTATGAAGATGTGAAATACCGCATTAAACCACAACCTATGCCTAAAGGTTTCCCTGCAAATAAAACGCCAACAGGTATAAAAGAGCCACAATATTTGTATGTGTATCAAAGTTATGAAGAAACAACTTTTGGAGACATTAAAATCATAAGTCAAAAAAGAACACCTATAAATGCAACTTGTATAGGCAAAATAAAACTTGAAGACTAACTTAAATTTGCATTAGTAAGGAAGACAATGAACAACACCACTACAAAGCCAAACAGCTTGTCAGTCCAATTTGACAAGATACCGCTCGACCTCAAAAAAGTACACAGATGGGTACTCTGGCGTTTAGTCGAGGTGGGCGACGAGACCTCCAAGCGTTGGAGTAAACTGCCAATGCAGGTCAATGGCCAATCAGCCTCATCGACCAATCCAGCAACGTGGACAGACTTCAACTCAGTCCAATATGAGTATCAGAACAATCCAACAAAATGGGATGGTGTTGGCTTCGTGTTTTCTGACGCAGACAACCTCGTTGGCATAGACCTAGACGACTGCTTAGATCCAACTACACATCAATTCACCAACCCAGCATCAGAACAAATTGCTCTGCGACTCAACGGGTACATGGAAGTGTCACCCTCTGGCACAGGCGTTAAGATATTTACCCGTGGCAACTTCTCCAACGCACACGTAGATCACTCGATTGGACTCGAGGTTTATTCTAAGGCACGGTACTTCACCGTCACGGGTCACTACATCTCAGGCTCAGTCCCCACGGAAGAACAAGACTTAACTCCCATCATACCGCCGAGACAACTCAACAAAACAGGCGACGCATTTGCGGATTACACACCGCCCCTTGAAGGCTACGACATCCATCGCGTTGAGACAGAGATCCTCAGCCAACTCGATCCAGACTGTCACTACGCAGACTGGCTCAAGATAGGCGCGATACTGCACCATCAATTCCAAGGTGACATCGAGGCCTGTGAGATGTGGGATAGATGGTCAGCACAGTCGCACAAGTACCAATCGACTGGCATCAACTCATGCGAATCCAAGTGGAGAACGTTTAAGGGTTCGGGCGCCACGCTCCGCTCCTTACTCTTCAATATCACGCAAAAGGTGAAGGCACAAGCGCTCGCCAGTGGAGAGACGATCCTCGATAATAATACCATGGAAAATGCGCGTGTGTTCCTCGACAACTTCTACGCGTCCGAAGAAGGTTACAAATTAGTACACTACGCGGATGATTTTTATCAGCACGTCGCAACACACTACGAAGACATCGAAGAACAAACGATCCGTGCTAAGTTATATACATTCTTAGATAAGTGCAAGAAGATGGGGAAGAAGAATGCCATCATGCCGTTCAACCCAACACCCGCTGTGGTGTCGGCCGTATTAGATGCGGTGAAATCCATCGTGCACTTACCGAATCATCCCAACACAAAACCACCGATCTGGTTCGAAGAGTACCGCGCCAATAAACCACAGGCATCTAAATTGATATCATTACAGAACGGGTTATTTCATGTAGAACAGAACGTCATGATCCCACACTCGTTAGGATTCTTTACACAGAACGCACTCGCATTTAGCTATGACAAGGACGCAGACTGTCCAGTGTGGCACGCATTTTTAAAATCATTATGGGAGAATGATCATGAGTCAATCGAAACGTTGCAAGAGATGTTTGGATACATTTTATCGGGCGACACACGGCAGCAGAAATTCTTTAACATCATTGGACCACGTAGGTCTGGCAAAGGCACTATCAATAAAGTGTTGGTATCACTCCTTGGTCAGCATAATACGGTGGCGCCCGAACTGGGTGAGCTATGCGACACTTTTGGTCTCCAGCCTTGGTTGGGTAAACTTCTTGCTTCTTTTACTGATGCGAGGGCACCAGAGCGTAACCGAAATGCTGTTGTTTCTCAACTCCTTCGCATTGTGGGGGGCGATACTGTTACCGTCAATCGAAAGAATAAAGAGTCGTGGAACGGATACCTACCGACACGCATTGTCATCTACTCCAACGAGGTCTTACAACTCACGGAGAACTCGAACGCGCTCACAGGCCGAATGATTGTATTAAGAATGACCGAGTCATTTTATAATCATGAAGACACAGAGTTATCACGTAAGCTCGATGCTGAATTGTCAGGCATCTTTAACTGGGCGATGGAAGGATTGAAGCGTAGACTTGCACGCGGTGGTCACTTCTTACAACCTAAGTCGGGTGCGTCTTATTTAGAACTAATGGAAGAGATCGGCAATCCAATAGGATCGTTCGTTGAAGATACATTGATCTTTGATCCAGATGCATCGGTACCAAAAGATGAAGTCTTTGCATGCTTCTCACACTGGGCATTGAAAAGAAAACTTAGCCCAGGCACTGAGCTTGCATTCAAACGTAGATTCTTAGCAGCAACGCAAGAGCATCGTATTGAGATTGGGCTTGATAGAACCAACGGTGGACGTAATCATATCTATAGAGGTGTACGACTCAACGACAGAGCTCAAGCACATGTAAACAACAATATCATTTCAGACGGAGATATATACTAATGTGGAATACCCTAGCAGAATTTAAACAATGGTGGCTTGACTTAAGACATTTAAGACCTCCGTTCAAAGATCCAATCCATGTCACAGAAACTATGTACGAGATGGTCATATTTAAAGAGGGGCGATATCAGGTGCGTTTGTGCATTTGTAAAGCAGACTCCGAAAATAAGATAAGGCTAATTGACGGTGCAGAACAAATCATTATCTATGTATCAGGTAACTTGACATTTAATGAAGATTTATCACAACATCAAAAAGCAACACCAGACGGAACTTATCATATATTATTAGGCGTAGAGATTAAACCACCGTACGATACGGTAAAGGCCAAAGACGAAGCGGGAACGTTTATGATCTTTGAAAAACTTGGAGAATAACAATGAACTGGAATAGCGTAGAAGAATTTCAAAACTGGTGGTTAAATAATGGTAAACCCATTCGACCACCATTTAAAGATGCTGCATTTACCACAGATATTGCATACTCACTATGCTTATTCCGTGAGGGTAAATTTCAGGTAGAACTTTATATCTCAAAACCAAATACACAAGCGCCTATGCATTCGCACCCTGATGTAGATTCAAGCTTTATTTACCTTGGCGGCAATCATGAATTTGGAGAACCTGACGGATCATTTAGAGATTTGAAAGATGTACAAAAAGAAAATCCTGCCAATGGAGCGCACATCTTATTAGGCACAACACTGTTAGCGTTATCTGCAACTCCGCATCGATTAAGAGTCGGCCCCGAAGGTGGCTCATTCTTAAGCTTTGAGATGTGGCGCGAAGATAAGCCAACATCGGTGACAGTACACTGGGATGGTGAACCTGTCGGTGAAGAACATATTGAAACAATGAATAGACATCATGCTTGAACTACTTGTAGCATTTTCGTTGTATCATAACAAGGCCAGCTATCTATGGTGGATTGCATACATCATAGTCATGCTTATTGAAATATTGCAAGACTTAAAAGAAAAAGGATACTACGAAAATGAATGAACCAAATTTTGAACTACTATTCCCCACACCCGTGATGTTTAATCATATGGAGCGAGATTTCACACAAGCAGAACTTGACTACGTGCAATCACACAACGCACCAGATAAAACAAACCGCAACGTGGGTAATGTAACTTCGAACAACAACTACATATTGAATGAACCTGAGATGAAAGAATTGCACGACATTATTTTAGCAAACGTGCAACTTTACATTGACAAGGTCATAAAGCCTAAGTATGAAGTAAAGCCATTTATCACACAATCATGGCTCAACTATACAAGGAAAGGTGAATTCCATCATAAACATGAGCATCCTAATAGTTTTATCTCTGGTGTGTTATATATTAATACCGATTCAACTAAAGATAAGATTACATTTCATCGATCAGGCTACAAACAAATTCAATTAGCAACTGACAACTTTGATATATTTAACTCTGATTCTTGGTGGTTCAATGTAAAAACTGGCGGTATTGTACTATTTCCTTCATCACTCACGCACCATGTAGAAGATGTAATTGCTGATGAAACTAGAATTAGTTTAGCTTTCAATACCTTTATCAAAGGCACTATCGGTGACAACCGATCACTTACGG